TCTGGCGGCAGATATCTATAAAGCCGCTGACGTAGTAGGGCGCGAGCTTGTGGGCTTTATCCCTGCTGTAACTATCAACGCTAACGGCTCAGAGCGAGCCGCGAAGGGCGACGTTGTTCGTGCATCGTTCACCCGCGCCGCGACTGCTGTAAACGTGGCAGAGGCTATGACTATTCCGGAAGGCACCGACCAGACGGTAGACAACAAGACTCTGACCATTAACAACGCTCGCGCTGTGCAGATTCCTTACACTGGCGAGGACATCCGGCACCTTAACAACGGTATCGGCTTTGAAACCGTTTACGGCGATCAAATCAAGCAGGCTATGCGTACCCTTTGCAACGAGATCGAAACTGATCTTGGCGAAGCATTTGGTACTGCTAGTGGCACTGCTGGCGCTGTCGGCACTGGCGGTACTACTCCGTTCGCTAGCGACTTTGACCTGATCGCAGACGTGCGCAAGCTGTTGGCTGACAACGGTATGCCCATGAACGACGGTCAAGCATCTCTCGTTCTGGACACGGCGGCTGGCGCTAAGTTGCGTCAATTGTCTAGCCTTACTCAAGTCAACACCGCCGGAAGCTCAGATTTGCTGCGCCAAGGTGTACTGCTTGACCTGATGGGCTTGGCTGTCCGCGAGTCGGCTAATGTCTACACCAACACTACGCCCGATCCGGACGAAGTGAAGAACGTAGCATTCCACCGCGCCGCTTGTGAGCTTGCTGTCCGCGCTCCTGCCGTACCTGACGGCGGCGATGCGGCTGATGATGCTATCACTGTACAAGACCCGCATTCTGGTCTGGTCTTTGAGGTGCGCAGCTACAGGGGTTACCGTAAGTCCATGATTGAGGTAGCGGCCTCATGGGGCGTTAAGGTATGGAAGCCCGACTTTGTGGCGTTCATCGACGGCTAATGTCGCAGGGGGCTTCGGCCCCCTTTTCCTTCATGGAGTGTAAGAATGGCTCTTACCGTTGAAAACGGGTCACTTGTGGCTAATGCCAACACCTACGTTAGCGGTGCTGACTTTGCGGCATGGGCTGACGCTAGAGGCATAACCTACCCTGCAATGCCTGATTTGGAGTACAAAATACTCCGAGCTATGGACTATATCGAATCGCTCGACTTTGTTGGGCAGAAGCACGAAGAGACACAAGCGTTACAGTGGCCGCGTGATTACGTCTATATTGACGGGTATTCTGTAGAGTCCGACGAAATACCGAAAGAGGTCAAGATAGCCGTATACGAGGCCATCAAGGCCGATATTGACGGTGATAGCCGACTAACCGCGTCTGACAGAGAGACGATTAGCGAAACTATCGGCAATATCAGCGTTACATATAAGTCCAACTCTAGCATGAAGCGCAGTATTCCTGCCGTTAGCAGGGCGTTGCGTAAGCTGGTCAGAAACCCGAGTGAAGTGGGCAGGGTATGAGCTTTGACTATGCGCCCCTAAAATCATCGGGCACTGCCTTAATCAAGAAGTTTGGGCAGCAATTGACGTTTACCCGAACGACAGAAGGCGCGTATAGCCCAGCAACCGGCACAACGTCTAACACTACGTCAACATTCACGAAATACGCCTGTATCTTTGATTATGCCGATAGAGATATTGGTACAAGCACGGTAGAAGCGGGCGATAGGCGACTGCTAGCAGAAGCACACGCCTACGAAATAGGCGATACGGTTGTTATAGGCGCTGATACCTACAGGGTAGTGTCTGTGTCAGTTAATCAGCCAGCAGGTACGATGCTGTCCGCAGATTTGCAGGTACGCAAATGAAAACGTGGACTGCCGCTATAAGAGATATACAGGATATACCCGAGAAAGTAGTGCGGGGCACGCTGATATCGTTAAGCTCGCGCATCATTAAGCGAAGCCCTGTAGATAGCGGGCGGTTTCGCGGCAACTGGCAGGCAACTATAGGCAGTCCGGCATCAGGGCAGTTATCGTCTATTGACACCAATGGATCAGCAACGGCGGCTAATGCTGCCAATATGGCGAACCGCCTAGAGGCTGGCTCTATCTTCTACCTGACTAACAATCTGCCATATGGCGAGCGCTTAGAATATGGATACTCAAAGCAAGCGCCGTCAGGCATGGTTAGGATAACTCTCGCTGAGTACGAGAAAATACTAAGGCTTGAGGCGAGCAAAGCATGACTACCATATTCAATGACGTGCAGGCCGCGCTAGATACCAAGCTAGCAACCATAACAGGGACGAGCGTAGCGTTCCCTAATGTGCCGTATAAGCCGCAGGCAGGCACGACATACCTACGGGCTAGCTTCTTGCCCGCAGAAACCGTACAGGCGTCTATGGGCGCTAATGGGAAGGATGAAACAAACGGCATTTATCAGATAGATGTCGTAGTGCCGAGAGGCACCGGAAGGCCGCAACTAATAGACACAGTGGCAGATGTATTCAAGCGAGGTACGGTTTTATCGTACAATAGCATCAGCGTGCGGGTTAGATCAGTAAGTATGTCACCCGCGATACTTGATGATGAATGGTACTTTGTGCCTATTTCGGTCAACTTTCAATCATACACAGAGGCTAGATAGATATGGCTATTGCAAACGGCGCACAACATAGTCTGCATTACGTTGCCGAAAATACCTACGGCACAACCCCGTCAACCCCGTCATTCAGCCCGTTGCCGCACACCGGCACCACGCTGGCAGTCACAAAAGACGCTATCGAAAGCGAAACCATCAAGGGAGATCGTCAGGTAGACGATTTTCGGCATGGCAATAAGTCGGTATCAGGCGATGTAACCTCAGAGCTTGAATATGGCGCGTTTGATGACATCCTAGAGGCGGTGCTTTGCGGCACATGGGCGACTGACATCCTCAAGGCTGGCGTAACCCGCCGCTCTTTCACCTTACAGCGCAAGTTTGCCGATCTGACTACGCCGGAATTTCACACCTATACCGGCTGCGAATTTAACAGCATGGCGCTCTCAGTAGCCCCTAACGCTATGGTTGGCGTTACATTTGGTGTGGTAGGCAAGAATCTAAGCCTAGCGACTACTGCAATTACTGGCTCTACCTTTGGCTCAGACCCCACAACCTCACCGTTTGATTCGTTTACAGGATCAATCACAGAAGGCGGGTCATCTATCGCTACGGTCACGGCCATTGAGATGTCCCTAGAGAACGGCATAGAGCCATTATTTTCTGTGGGTAGCCAGACTACCAACCGCCCCTCTATTGGCCGCTCACGGCTTACAGGGACGCTCACAACGTACTTTGAGAGCAGGACGCTGTACGAGAAGTTTCTAAACGAGACTTCCAGCAGCATCGTGCTGACGCTGACCGACTTGGACGGCAACGATTACGAAATCAGTATGCCAAACGTCAAGTACAACACTGGTCAGCCAGATGTTGCCGGAGAGGGTGCCGTAACCATTGCGATGGATTTCGTAGCCCTGTACGACAGCACAGATGACAGCCAGATCAAAATTACCCGAACGGATGCATAAATATGGATATAAGCCTATTGGCTACTGCTGAGTCTCACGGGGAAGGGGCCGAGTGCAACATTCTTGACCCTGTAACCCGTGAGCCAACAGACGTATTTATCAAAATAATGGGCGCTGACTCCAAGGAATGGAGAGCGCAAAAGAAGAAGCAAACCAACGCGGTGCTTGAGGCCAGATCGCAGGATAAGGCGAAATCTATCGACTTTGATGCGATGGATGTTGATGCATTGGTAGCGGTAACGCTTGATTGGCGCGGCATTGTCTCTAATGGCGAGGATTACCCGTTTACCAAGGCAAACGCCAAGAACCTGTACCAGAATGCGCCTAATGTAGTGTCGCAGCTACTGGTTTTTCTGGCTGATGGCGCAAATTTTACCAAGGGCTGATTGATGAGCTTGGGGAGTTTGGGCGCTGGTACTTCTGGATACACTCAAGTCCAGAAGGCTCATCCATCAGTCGGTATGACAGTCTCAAGCAAGTAGAGAAATCTACAGGCAGGACGCCGCCGGAGTTATTGGCAGCGCCGCAACTACGAGGGGAGCATTCATACGCGTGGGAGACGTTTTGCTCGCTTAAATCACATACCTACGCAGAAATAGAAGCGTATGGGCGGCTGACGGGTGTAAAATTAAGCCCTTGGGAAGTAGACGCCGTTATGGTGTTGGCTAGATACAGAGAGGCGAAACCAGAATGGCAACCGAAGTCGGCACACTAGTCATAAAAACCGATACTACCGGCGTAAAGCAAGGCCAGCGCGATATAGAGCGCATGGGCCAATCAGCCGCAAAAACCACACAGCAAACCGATAGAATGGCGTCTAGCACTAAGCGGTCAAGCGTCTCTGTGGGTGACTTTGGCCGCAAAGCTGGCATGGCTGGCGTGCAGTTTGAGCAGTTAGCCGGTCAGATAGCTATGGGACAAAACCCAATGCGGGCCATAGGCGTACAGGCGGCTGACTTGGGCTTTGTTCTTGGCGTTCCCCTGCTTGGCGCAGTCGTTGGTATCAGTGCGGCTATTGCTAGCGTTCTTATCCCTGCAACAGAAGATGCTAGCGATGTCATTGACGACATGAAAGAGCGCCTGCTGGATATGGAGGAGGGCTTTGACAAGCTGACTGCGGCCCAAAAAAACTATCTGCGAGTAAACATACTTAGAGAAATAATAGCGCTGAACGACGAAATTCACGATTTAACGCACACGTTGGGACTCAGAATAAACCCGAGATTTCTCGACGTCACGACGTTAGCGGCTATCGACGAAATGAATGCAAAAATAGCCGACTTATCAGGTCAGTATGACGATCTAAATAATAATGTAGCAGAGGGCACCGACGACATAAATGAATACATAGAGTCACTACATGAAGAGTTTGCGCAGCTCGGCATGAGTGAAAGGGCTTTGCATCTCTATAAGTTGAGTGTCATGGGCGCAACAGAGGCCCAAAGGCTAGAGGCTGATGCGATATTAAGAAAAATAGAGGCGCATGAGGTCGAGATAGAGCAATTAAAGAGAATCAAGGATTTACAGCGGGAAACATTGGAGCAGATTGACGCGCACGACAAAGAAGTAAAAAAGGCAGAGGATAACGCCGCAAAAATGGCCCAGCTTGACGAAACTAGGATCGAGCGAGAGGCGCGGTTGCGGGATGAGCGACTAGCGCAAATCGAAGCAGACAGGGCCAAGGAGCTGATAAGCGACAAGGAATATTTGGATGCCAAGGCAAGCATCCATGCCGCATACAATACCGCGCTAGCCGAAGATGAGCGGCGCACTATGGACGAAATGAATCAGATAGACCAAGAGCGGCGCGATTTCCAGAAGAAGCTGGACGAAGATAGAAGGGCCGCTGCGGCAGAGATCACAAACGCATTGCTTGAGTTCGAAGATGTACTGTTAAAGGGCAAGTCAGAGAAAGAAAAGGCCGCGTACAGGCTGGCGATCAATCTAGCTGACGCCGAAAAGCGGCAGAATGCGGCAGATATCATGTCTAAATCGTATTTAGCGGCAATGAAAGCGTATGCGTCACTAGCGGGCATACCGATTATAGGGCCAGCACTGGGTGCGGCGGCTGCGGCGGCGGCTATCACAGTAGGTACATCATACGCCGCTAAATCTCTAACAGGCAGGGCGCTTGGGGGCCAAGTTAGAGCCGGAGAGTCATATATTGTGGGCGAGAGAGGCCCAGAAGTGCTGACAATGGGCACGGGTGGACGGATTACGCCTAACGAGGCGTTGCGCAATGAGTCCAACACCACATCAAACAAAACTACCAACGTCAGCTTTAACATAGAGGCCGCTGACGCGTCTGGGTTCGACAGACTGCTAAATAGCAGGCGGGGGCTAATTATCCAGATGATTAACGAGGCGGTTGAAGATCAAGGCAGGGAGGCGTTCGTATGAGCTACCCGACAGACCCAGAATTTACCGCGATCAACATAACTAGCGAACACTCTAACTTGCGCTCTGAAACCAGAAGCGGGCGCACGATTGTTAGAGGGATAGGCACTCAAAGATGGCGCTTTACCGCCAAGTATGACGACCTGACAAGAGAGCAGTTTGCACCCGTTCTCGCGTTTGTAATGTCAACAAAGGGCGGGTTGGATAGCTTTGAGATTGTACCGCCAGTGGTTAGCACGTCGCAGAACACTCTGAGCGGCACGCCAGCAGTAAATGGCGCTCACACTGCGGGTGACAATACGATACAGGTAGACAGCTTTACAGGCACGCTTAAGGCCGGTGACTTCATTAAGTTTGCGAGCCATACGAAGGTTTATATGGTTGTAGCAGACCGAGACGGCGTGGGCGAGATGACCATAGAGCCAGCCTTGATAGAGGATGTGCCCAATAACAACAGCATCACCGTGACGGATGTGCCGTTTACGATGCGCCTAGATAACGATATCCAGCAGTACAGGCTCAACGGATATGACAGGT